TCCTGCCCGTACCGTTTCCGCGCCGACCCGACGAGCGCATACATCGCGCCAGCCGGCGACATCGTTGCGACCGCGACACGGAACTTCCCGCCCGTCGACTCCCGCTTCGGCTGCGACGTCACGACCTTGATACCCATGCGGACCTTCGTCGCGTTATACGACAGATCCCTTGTCGATGAGACACCAGCCTTCGACGTCCGGGTCGCATTCCAGCGACCCCAGTTCGACAGGGGAGCCGACGACGGAGTGTTCGACCGGACCTCGTCCCGCAGCACCTCACCCGCCTGCTTCAACCCCTTGTCGATCCCCTTGAACACGTCACGATCGAATGCCTTCAGGACTGCGACGGCCCGCTGCTCACCCGTGACCTTCATCTTCATCACTTCGATCGCCTCCTGCCGTCGCCGTGCTGGGTATGCCTCCACCGCAGGTAACGCAACATCGTGACTTGCATCCGATCCGACTCCTGCAGGATTACTGAAGGAGGAAGTCCGAACTCGTAGGCAAGGTGGACGAGGGTGAAATGGGTGGAGCCTTCTCCAAAGGGCGGATCTCCTTTTGCCCCTCCGATTCCTCGTCGTCGCCGACACCCTCCACGGTAGGGAGCCACTCCTCGAAAGTACGAGTGACCTTCCCCGTCCGCGTCAACGCCGCCCACGCGAGGAACCACACGTATTCGAGCCGCTTCCCGACCTGATCAGTGCCCAGGTCATAGGTCCGCTCGAACGTGATCGAGTCCGCGCCCGTGCATAGCGCACGTTCGATCGTGCCGTCGACGTACTCGACTTTGAGGGGGATTCGCTTGATCATCGCAGGTGACCCCTCGGCTAGACGGTGCCGCGAGTGACGGTCCCGGACGTCGGCCACGAAACGGACAGCGTCGCCAGGTCGCCCACGCTCGAAGCGAACGGGGTGTACTGGTTGACGAGGCAAAGCGCCGTGTACGACGGGTTCGTCGCCGACACGGTGCCCGACGTCGGGGTCATGACGACAGTCGCGAGGGTGTTGAGGAGCGGAAACAGAGTCGCATCGACGCTCGATGCAGCGAAGTCCTGCATGAAGTCGAGCTGCAGCGTGCCATCCTTCAACCCGCCGATACGGGTGCGGAACGTGCCGCCGAATGCCGTCGTCTCGACGTCATCGGATGAGATCTCAAGGTTGACCTGGGCGATGGACTGGCTGAAGTCCGTCCCGTTAATCGTTATCTTGTAATCGTTGCTGACGAACTTCGCCATTTCCTTACTCCCTTATGCGTAGACGATGACCGTGAAATCCGCAGTGAGATAGATCGTATCCCCAATCGAGGTCGATCCGTAGGCCGACAGCTCGGTGACGTGGAGCGTCTGGCACGCTCCTCCGAGGGTCCTATCCGACTCGATCGCCGTCTTGATCGACCCGGCCCCGGTCGGTGCGCAGTAGCCATCCATGATCGCCTGACCATTTCGCGCATCCGCCCGGCTGCTGATGAGGGTCACGGTGAACTGGTACTCGTCGAGGCCGCGCTTGAACGTCCGGTCGAATGTGATCGACGTCGGGAAGATGATCGCCTGCGGAGGGGTCGGATTGTCGGGCTGGATCGCATTCGCCCGCAGCCCCGTGATCGTCGCGAGGTTCGTCGCCAGCCCGGCCCGCAGCGCCCCGACGGTTACCGTCATGCGACGCCGACGATCCGACGGTACGGCTCGACCAGTGCGGCGACGTCCGGGTCGAGTGCCCGCGTCACCTTGATAACCCCAGCCTCTCCGAAGCCTGCAACCCCCAAGGGACTTTGCAATCTGGTAAAAATTCTTGAGGCTTGCAGGACGGTCGCCTGCGTGATGACGAGAGGATTCGACGGGAACCCGAACACGCCCCTCACGCGCACCGTAGCCTCACCGCCGGCAACCGGCCACAAGTAGTCTTGGATCGCCCGAATGCGCGTGTACGGCACCGCCTGACCGTTGCTGACACCGTTGAGCGGCTCCAGCTGGTAGTCCGTCGTCTTCCACGTCGTGTCGAATACGCCGTCCGCACCCGTCGACGAAGTGATCGTCAGCGCCGTGCCGGCGATGTCATCAGTCTGGAGCACGTAGTCGTCCGATGGGGCGAACACTCGCGTGACCGTGCCCGAGGAGTCGAAGGTCCGCCCGCAATAGCCGTCGATCAGGTCCGAGGCCGCGACACGCGCCATCTCCAGCAGTGTGTCGTCCACGGTGTCGGTGATCCGTAGAGCCGCCTTCACCTGAGCAAGACTCGCGTAAGCAGTCATCTTCCCTCCACGGTGATCATACCGAACAAATCAGCCGTTAATCGTGACCGACGGTCCCCGGAACCGATGCCCTTCAAGGGCGAGGTTCACGAACGGATTCAGCGACACGACACCGACACCCATCGACCGGAGTTTCTTCGCGACCTTCGGGAGCTGCTGCTCCCACACCGTGAACGGCTTCGGATCACCTGGCGCATACCCGTCGACCGCATCCCGGTCGTCGAGGACGCCGCAGTCCGCGCCCGCGAGGACAATGAACCGCGCCCCGAGATACGCCGCGAAATGCATCGCCATATGCAGGCTCGTCGGCCCGCACACGAGGTGATCGTCGTGCGTCGGCCAGTGCTCCGCCGTGTCGAACTGCGAGTACATCTGCGGATTCGTCTCGACGAAGAACACGTTCGCCTGGTCGGGTCGTGTCTTCGCCGGGTAGCCGATGCCCTGCTCGACCATCGGGACGATCACCGGGAGATCCGGCCGTGCATCCGCGAGGATGTGCGCGTCCAAGTGGTAGTGGGTGACGGAGTAGAACTCGTCAAGTCCCAGCGCCTCCCCTGATCGGTTTACGCACACGACGGTCTTGCCGTCGAAGAATCCACGAGGGACGTAGTCGAGGGTCGCGCCGGATCCGACGACGTAGATCGTCTCCCCCGCATTCCGCCGCTTGAAGTCCGTGTATCGCTCGGCCATCAGTCCCACGAGTTTGCCCTCCGTCGTTCGAGGCTCCATCCGCCCGGACCAGGATTGGACCGCTTGCGATCCATGTACTCCGCGTTCGACGCATACGTCCGGTTGTTGATCTCGCCGAAGAATCCGAGCGTCGACGAATTGTGATGCACGACCGGGATAGTCGAACGCTTCACCTTGACGCCCTCGATCGCGCACCGCATCTCGTAATCATTGTCCTCGAAATACGCCGGGTGGAAGCCCTCGTCGAACAGTCCGACGCGCTGCACGGCATCCTCGCCGACTGCGAACGCGCAGTACGGCTGCGGTGACTGCGCGAGGAGCACGCCCTCCCCGGACTGCTCCGCGAACATGCGCAGCGACCCGGCCGGCCACTCGATGTCGAAGTTGCTGATCAGCCACCAGGGGGCGAACGGGTCGGCCTTGATACCGAGGTTCCATGACCCAGCGACGCCGAGGTTCGCCGGCATCTTGATGACCTTCGTCGACTGAACGTGCTCCACCGGCCATCCCATTGAATGCCTGAGCGCATCCCCGTTGTCGATGATGATGAGCTTGCGTATCGGATAGTCGATTGTCTCCAGCATCCGATAGAGGATCTCCGGCCCCTTCAATATGGGAACGATCATGCAAGGGATCACCGAAGCGCCTCCATCGCCGGGAGCCAGTAATTGTTGAACACGAAGTCCGCCCCGTACTGAGACGCGAAGTCCTGGGCGACCTGCGACCTGCCGCGTCCACGCGCGTACGCCGCCTCCATCGCCTCGATGAGCGACGGCACGCTCGGGGTGACCATCCACGAGGTTTGCATCGCATCCCACCACGGCTGCCCCTCCACCAGCCACCCGTCACCCAGCAACTCAGGTGATGCTGTCGTGTTCGTGCAGATGACCGGCGTGCCGCACATTTGGCTTTCTACCTGCGGAATGCCGAACCCCTCGCCCATGCTCGGGATCAGGAGGCAGTCCATCGCCGTGTAGATCGCTGCCAGGAGATCATTCCCGACCCCGCTGCGGAACACGTACTGGTCGACGAACCTGAGCTGGTCCGTCTTCAGGTCGCACGCCGCCGCCAGCTCCAGCAGATTGATCCCCGACATCGCCCCACGATCCTCAGTGTGAATGTAGAGGACGGCGTCGGGGTGATGCTTCGCGAACATCGCGAACGCGAGGAACGTCTCCGGGAAGCTCTTCCTGTTCGGCACGATGCCCTTGTTCGCGGACACCATCCCGAACACGAAGCGATCCTCGTCGATCCCCATGAAATCCCGGCCCGTCAACTCTTTGCCGCCCGCCGTGATGCTCTGGGTCGGCTTGAATATCGGGTCGATGCCGTGCGGGACGTAGATCGAGTCGATGCCGGCGTTCGCGAGCATCGCCTCCCCGAATCGCGACATCGCCAACGGGGTCACGTTCTTCCGAGCGCACCACTTCTCGACCTTGGGCGGGACAGGGGTGTGGTCGATCGGCACCCAGGACGCGATCTGCGGGATCGCATCCCACTGCGGCCCCCCGAAGACATAGACGTCGTACAGGGTGACGAGGAGGGGGTCGAGGTCGGCGTTCTCATGCGCCCACGCCTGGTAGTGCGCCGGCACGACATCGTTCGAGTGAATGTCGAACCCGCGTGGGTACTGTCGGATTCCGTGCCAGTCGAGGGTCGTGCCCTCCAGACCGTGATTTGATGCGATGGCGAGCCGATGACCGGCCGTTTGCAGCCGGGTCGTTACTTGCGCCGTCTGGCCGCCGTAACCTGACCGTGCCCAGGGCGAGTTGGAGTTCCAGAGGATTGCCCGGCTTGCCGAGCGTTGTGCCTTCTTCTTCTTAGCCATCCGCAGGATGCCTTCCTGTTCGCAGGTGCCCGACGGCCGGCCCAGTACCTGCGGGAAAGGGCCGACCGTCGGGGTCTAGAGGGTGAATCAGGTTGCAGCGCCCACGAAGTGCTTGATGTGGGAGGTCTGCGGGAGGTCGCCGTCGACCCGGAAGGTGCACCGGAAGGTGATGAGGTCGCTGGAGAACGCGAAGTCATCGCTCCGGTCGAGCCGGATGCCGCCGACGGTGCGGACGTAGTACGACGGGAAGTGGCCCGCGATGACGGACTTCGCGGATGCAGCGATCGCAGCCATTGCCGGGTTCTCGTACAGCGGGACACCGAGGACACGATCCGGGGTGGACTCGCTCATTGCCGGCTGGAAGACGAAGTTGCCCGCGCCATCCTTGAGGGTGCGCATCGCAGCGATCGAGGAACCCTTCGCCATGAACCCGACACCGGGAAGCGCACGCGCAGCGGGATCGAGCGAGTAGTACAGGCTGACGAGATTTTCATAGGTGAACGCGCCGGTCGTTGCCAGGCCGGTGCCACCGATGAGGGCGGAACCTGATGCAGTGACCACACCGTTGGGCTCCGTCGTGTCCGTTCCGGTCGTGAGTGCAGTGTTCACGGCGAAACCAAGTGCCGTACCGCAGTTCATCGCCAGAAGGCTGAGGATATCGACCCCGCTGTCTTCAAGAAGCTCACGGCTGATCTGGGTAAGGAACCCATACTTGAATGCCCCGAGGGTGATGAATGCGGAGAATGCGGGATCGGACTCGCCGAGGGTCGCAGCCTGCGCGTTGACCGTACCGACCGAGTAGGTCGAGAGTCGAGGGATCTGAAGGTTCTCGCCGCCCGCAGTGTTAAGAGTCGTCGCGACAGTCAGCATCGGGCCGACAGCCTTCGCCAACATTATCACCTGGTCGTAGAACGACGTAGGAACCGGTGCGCCCGTGCTCGACGTGAGCACATCTCGACGCTCCATGCCGAAGTCTGCCGATCGGATCTCGCCACGAGCAAGCGACCGAATCGTCTCGACATCGTTCGACGGCTTGACGACCTGGCCGACGGGGCGGATCTGATCCTCGTGGCCTTCCTGCGACGCACGAACCTCAGCCTCATGGGCCGACATCCGCTTCAGTTCCTCGATCATTGCGCTACGGCGGGAGAACTCCTCCGTAGTGCGATCGAACGTGACCTTCTCGTCGACGGTCATTGCGCGATCCTCGGCAGCGCAGAGATCGACGATGGCCTTCGCGGCTTCGAGATCCTTCGCCCGTGCCTCATATTGGGCCTTCAGAACGTCCATTGTGTGCCTTCCTAGTCGAATGGGTTGCCGCAGGTGTTCACAGTGCGGCTCCGCACTCAACCAGGTCACGGCTCACGTGGCCCGGCATTAACCGGATGCTACCTCACGCCTGCATCTCCATCAAGGCTAGGAGTTGCTTCGCGACGATCAACGAATTATCCGGCTTGACGTCCTTCGGTGCGAGCTGGTCGACGACACCGCGAATGAGATCCGCTTGCGCCGCGTCCAGTTGATCGCCCGATTCGAGGGTGACGAGTGCGGCCGCTAGCGTCACCTCGTCGACTGCGACCCGTGCGGCGAGCTTCCGCACCGATGCCGTCGTGGCTGCATACGCTGGCTGGCCGGTGACGACCGAAACCTCGTGCAGCCGGACCTCGGTGAGGGTGCGACGCGATCCGTCGGGTGACCAGGTATCACCGCCGCGAGGAACCGAGAAGCCGAACGACATCGAGTCGACGATGCGCTGCTCCAGCAGGATGCTCATGTTCTTGCCGTCGGTGGTCATCGGAAGATCAGCCTCGGCGAGCAGACCCTTGGAGTCTTCCTGCAACCGCAGCGTCCCCGATCGGGTCGACGCGAGGAGCTGCGAATCGTTGTGGTTGACGTACATCCTGATGTTGTTGCGGCTCTTGAGCGTCCTAGAGAATGCGCCCGGCTTGATCTGCTCGATGAACGGCAGCGGCTCCGAATCCGAATTGAACACCGCCGCGTAGCCCTTGAACGTCATCTTGTCGCCGATCGCCCTGATCTCCATGTCGTCGACGAAGTGTGCCCGTGTCTCCATGATCGTGCTCGCCTTCCTCGTGGCCGGCGGAAGCTCGCCGACATTCACCGCCTTGATACCGAGCGCCCGATACATCCGGCGCATCGACGCATTGTTGTCGATCGCGAGGACGACGTCATACTCCTCCAGGAGCCGTTGTGCCATCTCGCGCTTGAAGTTGAGGGTGTCGGCCGTCGACCCCGGATTCATCAAGAGTTCCTCGTAGTCGACGCCGGCCGCCGCGAGTGCCCGCTCCGTCGCTCCCCGATCGGACTCATTGCGTCCAGTAACGATGTACACGTCCTCGGGTGACTCGTCGAGGAATGCGACCGTCTCGACGATCGGACGATCCCCGTCGAGGATTGTCCCGTCGATGTCGCAGATGATGATCGGCTCCCCGCCGGCAATCCTGCTTGCAGCCATGCTTCCCTCTCGGATCAATTTCGCCTGATTGTCGAACCATGAACGCGCCGGACCCGGATCGAGCGGGTCGATGCCCCACAGGTAATGCGCGACCGCACCCGCACCCGGAAAGCCCGGGTCTTGTGGGTCCCGGTTTTGCGGAGCTTCGAGGTCGACGGCGTGCCGTGCCCCCCACGCCGACGCCCGGATTGCCTTGCTGTCGCTGACGGTCCCGTCGGCCATGAGCCGCGCCTCGCGGATCGTCTGATCCGTCAGCCCGTCACCGCCGAGTCCGGCCCGGTTGTACTCCAGCCCCTTGCGTGCCGCGCCCCGGATGTAGCCCGGAGGAGTCGCAGCCCGCACGCTCCGCCCCCTCGTCGACCGAGGGTGATCCTCGGGGAGCAAGTCGTTATCGGTGACGTAGTTCGGATTCTCGGGCGCGCCAGTCCGCAACAGGAACAGGTACGCATTCACGCGAGCCATCGACCACTGCGCACGGCCGATGCCAGGACGATGACTCGTTGAGTACGCACCCGAGCCACGCCGGTACACGGCCGCGAGCTGCCCGTACGTTGCCCGCGTCCACGCCGGCCGATCCCGCTCAGTCATCAAGTCATTGTGCTCAGTGACCTTGTTCCGCAGCGCCGTCTCTGTTGCCGCACTGATCGCGATATCGCCACCAGCACCCGACGCCGACCCCGGCTCATTCGCATCCGACCCCGTGATCTGATCCTTCGGAGGAGTCGCGGCCCGCATCTCCCCGCCCGGCTCCATGTCCTCAGCCAGTGACAACGCGACCATCTGGTCGACCGCCGACTGCTTCGACTGGTGGCACGCGATGACCTCGCCGTCGGCCTTCACGACCGCCCACGAGGGGCAGTCCGTCGCGTCGCTGATGAAGTACGGCATCAGGGATACACGCTCGCAGGATCAGCCGGATTGATCGACGCCACCGACTGCAACGACGTCACCGGAATCCCCGTGTGCATGATCGGAGGCATATCGAGGGCTTTCAAAGCCTCCGCCGGGTCGAACCCGGCCATGATCAACCGCGTCAGCATCTGGGTCTTGCGATCGGTTTCGACGATGTTCGCGGCCGCGAGGTTGACGTTCGCGAGCGGCACGCGATACTCGTCGCCGCCCGTCGCCGGGGGCATGTCCTCCAGCCGGTGAATGTCATTGACCGAGAGGAACCCTGACAGCTGCCCCGTCGAGTACGCCGCGAACCTCGTCTGAATGTCGCCCCTGAGGATCGCGTCAAGGTTGAACTTGACGAACGCCGGTCCCGGCAGCAACGTCGACAGTGCTGTCTCGAACTTCGAGATGATCGGACGGAGCGTGTACTGAGCGAACTGGATGGCGTTCTGCTCAACGATGCGTACGACATCGCGCCCGGTGTCGCGACCTGGAGTAGATGGAGCGGGCATCGGAAGATCCGGGCGATTTCCTCCACGCTGAACTGCCGGCTCTCCAGCATCTGCGCCTCGTTCGGGTCGACTCCAGTCTTCACGAACTTGGCCCCGCCGAACAGCACGCCAGGACGATGCGCCCGACGTAGCCCCTTGTGGCCCTGCTCGAACCCGTCGGCGAGATCCTTCGCCTGCTCCTTCGTCAAGTTCCCCGGCCACTCGATGAGTCCCTGAGTCGTCGACCCCTGTCCGAAGAACCGCGCAGAGAACTCCTCAAGAGCCGACGCCAGCCCCAGCATCTGCTTCACTTCCTCGATGCGGCTGACCCCCCGCAGCGCACCCGGCCGCCGCAGCTCCGTGATGTGCAGTACCTCGGCCGCAGTGAGGACCGCGCCGGCCGTACCGTCGATCGCATACTCGACCTCGCGGGTCGCCGGATTCCGGCGCACCTCCACCCGAGTCGGATCGAGGACCGTGAGACTCGTGACCTCACCCGATCGGCCCCGGAAGATCCTGATGAACACGTTTCCGTCGAGGAGGAGGCTGACCATCGCCTGCTGGAGAAAATCCTCCCGAGCCATCCCGATGTCGGGTGTCTCCACCCATATCGGCTTCGGCCGGAACACCAGCCGCGACCCGCCCTCACGGTAGAACGTGTCAACCGGAAGCGTCGAGATCGTGTCGGCGAGCAGCCGGACGCACGCATACACCGCGCCGATCTTCATGCTCGTGTCGTATGTGACGACGGTGCCCGCGTATGTCTCCTGAGCAAGATTCCCGCCACTGGCGAAGATCGTCTGGAACGACACGGCGCGTTCCTCACGCGGCCGAAGAAGGCTACCCAGCATCAATTCGCTCCAAAGTGACGCCGACGAGGACGCCCGTCAATCCCAGCGAAACGAAACCCGCCGGAATACTCCACACAAACACGCCCACATTCACGAGGAACAGGCCCGCGCCCTGCACGATCACGGCCATCCGTAGCCTCCTCATGTCGCCCAGTATCCGGGCGCTACCAATTCTTGCACAAGAATGGACCGCGACGTGGCCCGGTCGAACGCAATAACGGCAGCGACCGCCGCGTCGATACGCCTGGACGACTGCCTATGCTCCTTCACGATGCGCGGCCCCAGGCGATCGGTCTTCACCGCGCAGTTCCCGATATGCCTCCGCAGGACCGGGTCGCCGTCATGCTGCATCGTGCCGCTCATGACCGCGTCATAGAACTTCGCACTCGCCGGAACCATTCGAGCGGGACTGCTCGACGCATACTCCGAGATCGGGACACCCGCGTCACCCAGCGCCTCCATCGACCGCGCCCAACGATACGGATCGCACGCCACCTCCAGCACGTCCAGCTCACCGCACGCCTGCATGATCCGCGACTCCACCTCCGTAATCTGGACACGCCACTCATCAGGATCACCCGGCCCCTTCTCCCACACCTCGATGACCCACACATAAGGATTCTCCTCGACCGTGCAACCGATCAACGCCGTCGCATCCCCGGAGAACGACCCGTCGAACCCGAGGACAACCGGCACCGAACGATCCACGACACGCTCGACCTCCAAGTTCTCCCACATCGCCGCCGGCAGCCAGGCATGGGAGGAGTTCACCCAGCAGTTCATCCGCTTGATCCGGTACTCGTTCTCAGGTGTCCGCTTCACCGCGCTCACGAAGTCCTCCGCGTCGCAGATATCTCCATAGCCCGGATTCGGGGCAAGCCACGACTCCGGGTCACGATGATCCGCCGTGTCAGAGCCTTTCCACCACGCCATGAAGAACGACGAGTCAATCACCTCGCCTGTCGCGACCTTCTGCCCGTACAGGAACTGGCGGTACGCCGTCGAATCGCTGCCCGTGACATCGGTGCGGACCCCGGCAGTCGTCACCGCGATCGTGATCGAATCCACCCGAGCCGCCTGCGCCAACGTCATCACGTTCCACAGTTCGTCATTCGGCGCGGAATGCAGCTCGTCATAGATCACGCACGTCGGCGACAAGCCTTCCTTCGTGTACGCCTCCGACGAGAGCACCCGATAGACCGAGCCAGTCGACACCACCTCCACCGCATCCCGGTAGATCTTGCACATCGCCGACAGTTCCTTGCTCGCCTCGATCATCTTCTTCGCATCACCGAACACGATCCGCGCCTGGTCACGATCCGCCGCGCAGGAGTACACCTCGCCGCCATTCGACCCCAGCATCAGCGCATGAAGCGCAATCCCCGACCCCAATGCGGACTTCCCGTTCTTGCGGGCCATGCCGATGATCGCCGTGCGGTGCTTCCGACGGCCATCCGCACGCCGAGCGAACACGTCACCGAGGAGCATCTTCTGCCACGGCCGGAGCAGAAGCGGACTGCCCGCCTTCCCCCCGATCGAATCCTTCACCTGCACGCACAACGACTCGATGAACTCCGACACCTCGAACCCGTCACCCGCAGCCCGCTCCGCATCCGACACTCGTGTCAGGATCGCCGGCGGCCAGCCCGCCACCGTCACGACACCGGTCCCGACCGACGCTCACGCTTCAACCGCAACTCGTCCAGGACAGAACCCGGCCGCACCTCACCCACGCCCATCTTGCCCCGATCGACCGGAGAGAAGCCGAGCATTGAATACATCGACAGAATCAAACCCTCCAAATTACGAAGGCCAACTCGATCATGCCAGTCATGCTCGGTCAAGACCTTATGACGCAGAACTGACCGCTCATCCTCGCACTCGCAAAGCATCTGAACGATCTGGACGTCAGTTGAACCTGAAACCCAGTACGCGCCAGCCTTCCAGATACGATCCCAAGCCTCCTTCCCCATCCTTCCCAAAGGCCTCAACGGCTCAGGAGGAGACGTCATCTGCTCAGCGACGATTACTTGTTTAGGCAAAGGACGCACGCCAGGATTGCCGAGCTTCCTCTTCCGTTCGACAGGCTTAGCTGGATTCGGCATCCGATCCTCCCGTGAAGTCGTGCGGAGTTCCGGTGGATTCAAGGACAGGCTTCGCGCCCGTGTGCTCCTGCCAACGACGGCAGATCACGTCCACGTAACGCGGATCCAGTTCGATCAGGCGAGCCTTCCTGCCCGTGTACTCGCAAGCCATGAGGGTTGAGCCGGAGCCGCCGAATGGGTCGAGGACGATGCCGCCCTTCGGCGCGCTGTTGTTGAGGCAATAGGCGACGAGCTCAATCGGCTTCATGGTTGGGTGCTCTGGGCTGCGCTTCGGGCGAGCGAAGTTCAGAAGGGTGGTTTGCTTGCGATCTCCTAGCCACTCGTGGGCTGCGCCATTCTTCCACCCATAAAAGATCGGCTCATGCTGGTAGTGGTAATCGGCCCGCCCCATCACGAACTGGTCCTTCGCCCAAATCAACGTGTGTCGCCACACGCCGAGCTCGCGCAGGACAGTCCCAAAGACGTGAAACAAGTCGCCGGCTGGAGAAGCCACGTACCAAGAAGCACCAGGCTTCGATGGACCCCACGCTGCTCCAAGTGCTGACCTCAGGAAGTCTTCCAGCTTGTCCGGCGTGAGGTCGTCATTCATCACACCATTGCCATCCTTGCGGCGCCCTCCCACCTCTGCCTGCTGCATGTCCCTTTCTTGAATGTCCACTCCATAAGGAGGATCGGTCCACACGCAGTCAACCTTTGCCTCCCCGAGCAGAGCGTCGTATGCCGTCACGTCGGTCGAGTCACCGCAGACGACCCGATGCCCGCCAAGAATCCACACGTCTCCCGGCTTGGAGAACGGTTCGACCGGAGGCTCTGGCGCGTCATCCGACGGTGGGACATCTGGCAGGCCCGGATCAATGCGGTCCACTAGCTCAGCAACCGCCTCAGGCGACCAGCCCGTGTCCAGCAGCAGCTCCGGATCGAAATCACCGACTGACCGGATCAAGTCCAACAACAGGCCATCGTCATAATCGCCGAGTTCCGCCGTCCGATTATCTGCGAGCGCGAATGCCAGGGACTCTTCTTCATTCTCATCCACGAAAGAAACCGCCACCTCATCCCAGCCCAAGGAGACAGCGGCCTGCAACGTGTGATTACCGGCGATCACCACTCGATCAGAAGCGCGAGCGACGATCGGCTTGCGCTGGCCGAAGCGCTTCAGGGAGGCAGCAACCGCCTCGACGTCCCCACGCCTCGGGTTTCCAGGGAGCGTTGACAACGAACTAACCGGATGAGCCAATCCGAGCAAATCAGGATTAATCACCTTGTCTCCAATTTTTTACTGAAATGCAGCGATATGTGAAAAAT